TGAGAGATCAAAACAGTAGAAGGTAATAGTTATGGCAAGTGAACCGTACGATAGAGAACAAGACATACAGAACTTGCTGAGGCAAGATCCTGAACTGACTCGAGCTGAAGCTGAAGCGCAGGCAGATCGCAACCGACAGCTCAACACTTCATTATCTTTAGACTTACCAAGCGGATCTTTCAATGACCTCTTTGGTAACTTACTTTCAAATCCTAAGATTGGTGCTACTGTAGTTTCAAGTTCAGTTACAAATGCACCTCTTCCTCCTGAAGACTATGAACAAGAAGATGAAGAGCAGGCAAAATCTTCAACTAAGTATCAACCGAGTAAGAGCGGGTTTGATGATCCAGCGCAAGTCTTTCCTAAAAAGTCTTACTTAAACACGGCGTCTACAAATCAGGCCGCAAGAGGCTTAAAGATCAACAAGGTCTATACTGGTGGAGGATACAAGAGCGTTTCTTTAGACCTTAAACCGCTTACGCCTTCAACCTATCCGCTTAATCAAGTTCAAGAGACGATAAGCGGTCACATCACAGAGATTGATGATACGCCTGGCGCAGAGCGAATGATGTTTAGACACCGAACTGGTTCTGGTGTTGAGATGCGAGCAGACGGAACAGTCATCATCAGCTCTACGAACAACACCGTTAGAGTTACCTGCTGTGATGAAAAGGTGATCGTCGATGGCGACGCCGAGATGATCTACAATGGAAACTTAACTCTTCAGGTTGCAGGAAACTTTGACGTTGTAGTTGGAGGAAACTATAACGTAACTGTTGGTGGAAACAAGAACGATGAAGTGAGAGGATCATACAAGCAGCAGATCCGTAAGACGCAAAAGACGATTGTAACCGAGCATCAGTCAAACTTTGTAGGCGGAACGCAGACTGAAACAATTCTTGGCGATGCAAACAAGATCATTAAAGGAAACGTTAAGCAGATCGTAGAAGGAGGCTTTGAGTTCTATAGTGGAGACGAAGTGTTAATGACTGCAGAGAACGTGGTAGTGATAAGCTCACCAAACGTAAACGTAGCTTCAAAGAGCTTAACGATGATCGGTGACAGCGGAACGATTGGTGGCGCAAGCATTACACACTACGGAAACACTTTTCACGGAGATCTCAACGGGACAGCTCTTCGATCTAATCAGACTTCTTCTCAAAACTATGGAGAAGCTTTAACAAGCGGATCTGCTTTTTCGTTTACAAATACGTCAACCATTCAACCAACCTCTGGAATCATTAACGATTACTTACACAACTCGAGCTTTGGAATTCGTGAAGTTGCCGTTGATCCAGGTAATTCTCTCAAAGCTTCCTTTGATAAGACTGAAGACTATGGTGGTGTTTCAAACAGAGAGCTGAGTGTGTCTGAAGTGAGGTCTAAACTAAGAGACAAGAACACACTAAACAACAGGAAGTTTATTGGAGCAATGATCGCCGAAGGTAAACTGAACCCCAAGTACATTCAGTCAACGCCGAAAAAGATCGGTAGGACAGTAGGCTTAGACGCAACGCCAAAGAGAGGACTACAACCGATTGGAAACAAGGCTGACGTAACAAAGAGGTTTAAGACATGATCTACACACCAGACCAACAATATAATCCAGAGAACCAACCAATCATTAATGCTAACTCGCCTTGCGCCTGGCATATCAATGGCTAGGTTTCTTGGTGGATACGGCGATAAGCAGACCATGAATCATATCACAAATGAAACGAGTCGGCTTAATCTTGCAAAGCAGTACTATCTTCATGCACAAGTCATAAAGGTTGTTGCCGAAGACACATCGGGTGCTTTTGCAGACTATCGGTTAACCGTGGCTGAGGGACTGTATCGACCAGCGCCGAATGAAACTCTAGAAGTAGGCAGCACAAACTATCTCATGGCAAATGGCCAGGCCGTAGTGTATGAGCTCATTGATGAAGAAGGTAACAACGCGTATGAGAAAACCTTTGATCTTGCCGTCTACATGAAAGACAACATAGAGTTTGAAAAGATGATTCTCGATTATGATTCATATGATCCAGCTGGAGAACTAAACGCTCAGATAGTCGTCATCATGCCTAAGATTCGTCACCCTTGGGTTGTCACTTATGCAAACAAGATTGAAACTCAATTTAATAATTATGTACAAAGTACAAATGAGCTGGTAGAAATACTTGAAGTTTAGAATAAATAGTAACTATGCCAGTTAAAGCCTTTTCAATCGAAGATGGAAATCTTCAAACTAAGTCAATCATATCTGCTCGACAAAGACAGTATGTTGATATTGACCTTGCGTTTGCAAACAAGACTACGGGTGACGTCTATAAAAAAACAGGAGCTGCAGCAGTAAAGCAGTCAATAAAGAACCTGCTCCTGACAAATAGGACTGAAAAACCATTCAATCCTTACTTTGGTGGAGACTTAAACCGTTTCTTGTTTTCTCTGTCAGAGGACTTTGATGAAGATGATCTGAGAGAGATGATCGCTGCGGCGATACAGAACTACGAGCCGAGGGCTGTAGTAAAAGACATTCAAGTTTTAATTTTTCCAGACAATTACGATGCGAAAGTGACTGTAGTTTTTCAAGTGGTCAGTACGTCAGAGATCGTGTCGCTCGACGTATCGATAGCGAGGTTAAGATAAATGACAACAATACAATCAACTGATTTAGAGTTTAACACAATTAAGAGTCGACTGAAGACGTATCTTCAGCAGCAGACCGAGTTCGCTGACTACGACTTTGAAGCTTCTGGTCTATCTAACATTCTTGATGTGCTCGCATATAACACTCACATAAACGGACTGATCGCAAACTTTGCTAAATGAATCTTTCTTAAGCACTGCTCAGTTGAGATCATCAGTCGTGTCTCACGCTGAAGTCTTAGGGTATACACCTCGATCGCAGACGTCTGCTCGCGCAACCGTAAACATCGCCGTCAACATCACTGCAGTCGATAGACCAAACCTAATATCTCTTCCAGAAGGAACTACGTTTACTTCAAGCATAGATGGTGTAACAAAGACTTTTCGTACTCTAGAGGAGTACACTGCAACTGACGATGGAAGTGGAGAGTACAACTTTACTACAAGCACGGGAACAGCAAACATTGAGATTGTCGAAGGAACTCAAAGAACTAAAACCTTTCTCGTAGGTGATACGACAGACGGTCAGATCTATGTGATTCCAGACAACACTATGGACACGACTACAATAAAAGTAGATGTCTATGAAACTGCAAGTGACGCCGAACCGACAGATGTCTATGTTAACATTAATCGAGCAGTTAGAATCAATTCGACTTCAAAGGTCTATCAGATCAAAGAGGTTCCTAATGGATACCATGAGATCGTGTTTGGAGATGGATCTGTTCTTGGTGCAGCACCGGTTGCAGGAAACAAACTAGTAGTCACTTACTTATCAACATCAGCCGAAGACGGAAACGGCGCCTCAACGTTTATTCCTACAGCCGACTTAACCGTCAGTGTAGGAGGAACCGACATTGAGTATCCTCTTCTTATAACTACAGTTTCAGGCTCAGCCGGTGGAAGCGATAAAGAGTCGATCTCTTCAATCAAGCAGAACGCAGTGATTGCCTTTGCATCTCAGCAGAGAATGGTCACTGCTCTAGACTATCAAGCACAGATACTAGCAAACTACTCTGAGTTTGTTGATGATGTAATCGCTTGGGGAGGAAATCAAAACCAACCTCCAATATACGGAAGAACCTACGTTAGTTTAAAGTTTATTGATGGCCTGACTGATGATCAAAAGCAGACAGTAAAAGATCAGATAGTCACTAACCTGACAGATAACTTAGCAGTGATGTCTATCGATACTGTGTTTAGTGATCCTACAACAGCGTATCTCGAACTCAAGACGTTCTTTAACTTTGATCCAGACCTAACAAACTTGACAGTCAAGAGTGCACAAAACACTGTAAGCCAAACGATCAACTCTTTCTTCACAACAAACTTAAAGAGGTTTAACTCTGTTTTTCGAAGATCTTCACTCTTGACCGAGATCGACAAGATCTCTCCAGCAATATTAAACTCTCGAACAGACGTAAAAGTTCAGCTCAGAGTAAGTGTAACAGCCGGAACAGCTTCAGACTACACGATCTTTTTTCCAATGAGAATATCAGAGCCTCTTACAACTGAGTCAGTCGTTACTTCAAGTAGGTTCACTTATAACGGTACTACGTGCATTATCACTAATGTTTTAGGAAGCACCGTGCTTAGAGTTGTAGACTTAAGTGGTACTACGCAGATAACTAACATCGGATCGTACACTCCATCAAATGGAAGAGTTCAACTGTTGTCGTTTAATCCATCTGCAGTAACTGGCAATGAACTTAAGATATCTGTCATTCCAGCAAATCAATCGACAATTAGACCTCTTAGAAACTACATCTTAGATATTGACACTGGTGTTTCAGTCTCAACTGCTCAGATCGACTATCAAAACACGTTAACTACGCTGACGACATGACGCATAAAGTACAAGACCTCAATCGGCGAAACATAAGCTTCTCTACGAGTAAAGTTAAAGAAGTTCTGCCTGAGTACTTTGCCGAAAGCTATCCTAACCTTGTAACTTTTCTTGAAAAGTATTATGATTACTTAGAAGGTGAAAACGCAAGTTCGTTTAAGAGAGAGATCAATAACTTATTTGTTGCAAGAGATCCAGGTCAAGTAGATCTTGATAAGCTAGACTTTATTCTACGCGAGATTGGAAACGGGACTAAGAGCTCTAACTTCTTTCAAAATCCAAGATTAATGACTCAGCTCTTAGCGAGATTCTATCGCGTTAAGGGATCTTTAAACTCGATAGAAGGATTCTTTCGAGGTTTCTTTGGTGAAGAGATCGTAGTTGAGTATCCAAAAAGAAACATGTTTATCGTAGGTGAGTCTGAGATCGGTTATGAATCTCTCAAGTTTATTCAAGATAACAGGCTTTATCAGATATTTTCTATCTTGATTAAGACAGCTCTTTCAAACATAGAATATAACGATCTCTATCTAAGATTTGTTCATCCAGCAGGGTTTTACTATGCGAGTCAAGTGACACTTGAAAATCAAAGCGCCTTTAACTTTTTAGGCAGCCGGCTTGATAGTGTTCGTGATGAAGGTTCTACGGTTACTACAGTGTTTTCAGATCCTAGTGGATTCAGTTTCAACACGAACTTTGCGCAAGAAACTGGTCTGCTCGAGTCTGATGGCGTAATATATCGCTCCAACATTGATCAAACTCTCGCTGACTTTGACGGTGTCGTCCTAGATAGGTTCTATAGCACGATCGATCAGGTCATTACACCTAACTCATTTACGTTTGATGACTCAAGCAATTCATTTGGACCAGACATGTCGCTGACCATTGAAACAATGGATAACAGCATGTTTACGATATACTTAGATTCATCTGAAGATTCGTTCTACTAATATAAATACACAAATATTAATAGTTTATTTTAACAGGCAATGAAATGGCACAACTAACGATTTCAACTGGGTCTGCAGCGAACGATGGAACTGGAGACACTTTACGTGATGCTGGAACAAAGATCAACAGCAACTTCACAGAAGTTTATACGTACATAGGTAAGCACCCTTCAGAGACTATCACCGTAAACGGCGCAGCCTCTGCATCTGTTCCATACACGATTTGTAACAAAGGTACTGCACTTGCGTTATCTCTAGGAAGTGCAACATCTACAGGTCAGATTAAAGTTTTCACAAATAAAGGTGCTGGTATTGCAACAATCACACCTTCAAGTTTTGCTCAGGGGTCGACTATAGCTTTAGATCAATACGATGCAGTCACTCTTATCTGGGACGGAAGTAATTGGTATATTACTGGGCACTATGGTGCTACAGTAGCATAAATGGGATAAAAAAATGGCAGCTATTATTACAGATGGTTTTAAAAAGCACGTCGCTGAACTTTTATTAGAGCAGATCTTAGACGTAGCTGATTCGGATCAGTATTACATTGGTATTGGAAAAGCCGATCAGTACGACAGCACAGACACTGTCCCGCTGGATGATGTAGGTCCACTTCGTACGTTAAGAGAAGAGAGGATTGCACGAGCAAATCTTCAATCGATCAAGAGAGTTACGTCTGAAGACGTATCGCTTGTCGTTAGAAGATACAACTGGACTTCTGGTAACATCTATCCAGCTTTTAACGATTTTACAGTTGGACACACAAACCCATCTTACTACGTTATAACAGATGCGAATGAAGTCTATATATGTCTCTTTCAGCCAAAAGACGCAAACGGCCTTTCAACTGTAAGATCAACAGTGAAACCTAGCTTTACTACAGCTGCTGTAAGTAAAGAGCAAGCGTTTACTACTGCCGATGGATACACGTGGAAACTAGCCTTTGGTATATCTGCCGTAAGAGCAAACAACTTCTTATCGTCTAACTACATTCCAGTTCGCTTCTTAGAAGACTCAGCCAGCGTATATGCTGGACTTGCGCGAGATCAGGTCGACATTAGAGACGCTGCGGTGAAGGGGCAGGTCTTAGGCGTTGCACTTACAAACGGAGGAAGCGGATACTCGTCTGCACCGACGGTGACGATCAGAGGAAACGGAACTGGCGCAAGAGCGACTGCATACTTAAGTGGATCAACGATTGCTAAGATCGAGATGGACTCTATCGGAGCGTGGGGAAGCGGCTATGAATATGCTAGCATATCAATCACTGGAGGAGGGTCTCCGACAGTCGCAGCTGCAGCTCGACCAATCATCGGTCCTATAAAAGGAATAGGATACAACCCGCTAGATGACTTAAAAGCAACAGACCTGATGGTTAGAGTAAAAACAGACTCGAGCGAAGGTGGAACTTTCTTGATCAATGATCAAGATTTTAGACAGATCGTGCTGTTAAAAAATCCTGAATATAAGAGTGGAACAATCGGTGGCACGACAGACAGCGACCTGTTTGATGGCATTGCAGCAAAGGTTTTACGAGCAATTCAAGTTGATGACGTTGCAAACTTAAATCAAGATGACCTGATAGTAGGAGATTCGGCGTCAGCTTACATTAATCAGATCAGTGGAAAAACAATCTTCTATCATCAGAACGAAAACACTGGCTTTGGAAAGTTTGCTAACGGCGAGTCGGTAACGATCGGAGCTTATACTAAAACCGTTACTGTTTCAACAGACAGTTCTGGAACGGGTGCAGTCGTAGATGCTTTCTCTGGAGATGTCCTATATATTGAAAACAGAGCTAGAGTTCAAAGAGCAGCTGGTCAGTCTGAAGATATTAAGATAGTGCTTTCATTTTAAGGTAAAGATAAATGGCAACACCGTTAACAAACACTACATTTGCAACTACGTATAAAGACGATTTTGCTGATAGCGATAACTATCACCGAATACTCTTTAACGCTGGAAGAGCTCTTCAGGCAAGAGAGTTAACTCAACTTCAAACAATTATCCAAGCTGAAGTTGGCCGTTTTGCTCGAAACATATTTAATGAAGGAGCCGTGGTTAATCCAGGTGGAGTCACGGTTGATAACAGATACGAGTACATCAAGTTAGCGGCAATGTCGGTGAGTAACACTCCAAACGTTGGAGACGAGTGGTACTCTACAGATGGAAAGGACGTACGGTTTAGAGTTCTTCGAGTTGAAGCCGCAGGGAGTAATCCAGCAACAGATCCTCCTACGCTTTACGTACAGTACATAAAGACGAGAGGTGAGACTTCTGGAACAACTGGAATTCGAATAGGCGATGGAGTAGGAATCACAAATGGTTCTAAGACACTAACTGTTGCTGGAACACTCGGTTTTTACACGCAGACTGGTGTAGGAACTCTCGCTTCTGTTGGAAGAGGTGAATACTTTACACAAAATCACTTTGTCTATGCAGCTCAGCAGAGCATTCTTGTCAGCCGCTACAGTGGAACACCAACAGTTGACTTAGGATTCTTAGTCACTGAAGATATCGTAACAACTGAAGACACAAACGCTTTATATGACAATCAAGGCGCAGTTCCTAACTTAGCTTCACCAGGCGCAGATAGGTATCGAATCAGGTTAAGTCTTACGACAAGAGATCTTGTTGACTCTGCAGAGCACTTTCTCTTTATTGCTCGAATCGTAGACGGAAAGGTCTCATTTGTGTCGAGTGGCACGACTGAGTATAACAAGATCAATGAGCTTCTTGCGTTAAGAACAAAGGAAGAGTCTGGAGACTATATTGTAAAACCTTTTAGCGCTCGAGCAAGTGATCTCAACGACAGTCAACTTGAACTTCTCGTTGAGCCTGGAGT